GTGCGTACTGTTAAGGTAGGCACACATAAGAAAGCCGTGATTGCGTTGTGGGTGGTACTTATTGCAAGCGTGAGCTTTGGGGTGTATAAGAATTTTACTGCTATCGACCAGCACACGACCCACGAAAAAGAAATCATTGAACTTCGCTTGCAGGACACCATTGTTATTGTATAGCCTGCATATTCTCATGATTGTTTTTAATTTTTCAGGATATGCCCCACAGAATGCTTTCACTGCTGCCGATATTGTGTATTCTGCATTATCCGGTGTATCTACAGGTACCATCTTGACCGGTTTCTTATGCCCATACTTCCCGATCAGGATCTTGGCAAGGGACTGCCAGGACAGCTCGTGTTCAAATACCCCTCCTGGATTAAAGGTGATCCCGGCGGTTGATCCCTGGTAATTGAGGTGTCCGTTTCGGACACGTGCTGATCCATACAAGTTCGAAAGCATGAAGATGGTCATGTTCTTGTCTTCCTGGATGATGTAGTTCTTCATGTTCTTGTTTGTGCTCTCATAGAAACGCTCAATCTGTGTCTCTGCCGGAATCTCCGTATCATCTTCCGGCGGCCGATTCTGGCCTGTTGCTGTTTCGATGGTCATCTGGCCAGGAATACCTTTCTCTGCTTCCTGCTGCCGGTACAGGTCTCTGATATCGTCCAGTGTCAGGATTCCTGTTTCTTCGTATAACTCACAGGCCTGTTTCTGATACTCTCTGTTGAGTTTGGACGCTTCATAGGCCACGGAAATCTTAATCCTGTCTTCTTCAAATTCTGACATCAGCTGTTCGCAGAGGTTTGTGCTGATTGCATGATATCTTCCCAACTGGCCACCGGATGTTCCGATCAGGTCTTTCAGGATGTCTCTTGTCTTTCCTTCCATCTGTGATTTCTCACGGAGTTCTTTCACAAGGCCTTCCATCTTGAGCGTTTCAGTCATTTTTTCCCAGTCGGATTTATCACGATAACAGTTCGCCTGGATGATCATGATCTGGCGTACTATGTCGTTTTCCTGACCCGCATCCTGTTCCAGTTTCGATTGTGTTTTATATATACATGGAACCCGGCTGAATCTGTCATTTCCTTCATTGAGCAGATCAATACAGCACTTCCGGCGGCAATGGCCGGCTATAACGTAATCCTTCCCATCCCTGTTCTCGATCAGGAGCGGTTGAAGGATCCCCAGAAGCTTGATCGACTGTTTCAGCCTTTCAAGCTTCTCTGTGTTGTAGAAGTTTTCTTCTGACGGGATCAGATCTTTTGGATTTCGGTATACGATCTTCTGGTCCTGCTGCCGGTCCGGGACTGATCTGTCATTGAGAAGTCCTTTCAGATCAAATTTCGCCATCGTCTTCATCTCCAATCATATCCAGGTACTCATTCACAAGGGTTTCATAGTCTTCTGCTGCCGCTGATCTGGGACTGTGCAGGGCTACAGGCATGCGCACGAATGTGCTCCTTGCTACTACACCGGAAAAGCGTATCTTCGTTCTCATGATCGGGTACTGTTCTTCTATGATCTCCGCTCCCTGCAGGTGCGCCTGGTTGAATTTCTGATATTTTGTTATAAAGCAGCGCACGTTCTTCAGATCCGGATTCAATTCTTCTTTTACATCATCGATCTGATCCAGAAGCTCGTTCATACCTTCCAGCGTGTTATCATCTACTTCTACCGGAATCAGGACATCGTCTGCGGCAGTCAGGGCGTTGATCACCGACACATTGATATCCGGAGCATTATCGATCACGCAGAAATCGTAATTATCGGCTACCTGCTGCAGTGCCTTTCTCAACCGGTTCTGCTGTGGGCGTACACGGTCCATGGTTACTTCCATGTTTGCAGTCAGGAGACCAAGGTTTGCTGTGATGATATCCAGATGCAGATAGTCAGTCTTGTTGATCAGTTTTTCCATATCCGGATGCCGGTCTACCATGATCCGGTCAATCCCTTCCCCATCCTGGGTACGGCGGTTCATTCCACGTGAACAGTCCCCCTGCTTGTCATTATCAACCAGAAGCACCTTGTATCCTTTCCGCATCAGTATGTATGCGATGTTAATGCTTGATGTGGTCTTGGCCACACCGCCCTTTAAATTGATGATTGCTATTGTTCTCATGATATCCTCCTTATCTTTCCTCTCCCATGCTGCATCCATCATTTTCTCTCAACTGTACAGCTGGAAGGCCAAACCCTCTACAATAGTGATATCCTGACTTTCCTTTAGCTCTGTACCTGCAGTCTTTGCAGAGTGTGATCTTACGATATCTGTTCATAAGCTGACCGGTCTGGCTCTTATCAAAGTTATTGATCTTCTCATATTCCTCCCGGATTCTGTCAGTATACTGTTGTAATCCGCAACGTCCGCATATCCTGTCCATCAAATCTCCCTGCATTTCTTCTCGAAACCAGCACAATTCATCGCAGACATATGCCATTAATTTCTCAAGGATGCCGTCTATGCCTTCGTCTTCGTTCCTTGTCTGCTCTCTGCATCCATTCTGGTTTTCCTCCGATCGGTTCATCATCAAACCATATTCCTCCTTTTTCGTCTTTATAGTATGTAAACCGGATACCGGATCTAGTAATGGTACCCAGACATTCCATTGTTAATATGTCCTGTTCCGGACGCAGGCTCCAGCCCTTGCCCCAGTATTCTTCCACATTCACGGTGCTTCATCTCCTCTCGCAGCCATGCGGAATAACTGTGTTTCTCCGTTTTTGCGGTGATTTCGTGTGGATCCGAAAGCTGATTTATAGCTTTAAACAGTCTGCACCATTCCTCTCTGTTCGCGATCGGCTTTCCTTTTGTGTCCAACCAGCCGGATCCGGCCATTTCCGTGATCTTTCCCAGGCGACTTGTAACATACAGATCGCTTATATAAAAGCACACGTCACAGGTTCTCGTCATGTGATCCAGTGCATCCACCATGGTAAGCAATATGGCCTGATGATATGTTCCAGTTACCCTTCCAAAATGCTCCCTTGTCTCTTTCCCTGTCCGGAGCTGAGTCGACAGCACATATCCGCATTTTCTTTCCACATTTCCGCGAAACCGGCTGCTTGTCTCAATAAAAACATTTACTTGCTGCATGTTAATTCCTTCTCTTTTCTGTTTTGATCAATATGTAATGTCGGTATGCGTATCCTGTTATCTTGTTTTTTCCGCATTTTACTGAGTTTGGCACGATTGCCCAGCCTTTTGGCGGCTTCGGATCTCGCGGCCTTCCATGCTTGTCCAGCAAGCTTCTTCTGTTTATCTCTTCTTTTTCTGGATCTTTGCGGATTAGATTCCTGGACGGGTGATACCGTTTCAGATCTTCCGGCTCATGATCCTGCAGCGGCTTGGTTATGTACTGTGCTAGTTCTCCAGAATCAACGTCATACACCCTTTTTGTCTGTGCATGGCCATGTTCCCAGAGTGTTTCTACCAGCAGGCCTGTGTCTGTTTCATCGTTTGACTTCCGATTGATTAAAATATGTACATGGGGTCCTCCATTCTTCCCGATTTCTAACCGGTATATATACTTCAGTTCCCATCCATATTTTTTATACTTGTCCCGAAGCTTTCGAATGAATTTTGACATATCTTTCTGCATCTGTTTCCAGGGTGGCCGTGAGCCTTTCTTGTACGTCAGCGTGAACCAGTAATCTCCTATTCCGAAATTCCACTTGATCAGCCTGCGAACATCCCTTTCCCTTTTCCATTGATTTTGCTTTGCAATTTCTTCCGGGGTAGCTTTCCGTCTTTTCTGGCGTTTCTGTCCCCTGGCACCATATCTTCCTGTATGTTTTTCTTCTACTTCTCTGGTGTTCCCACAGTCCCAGGTCTGCCTTATATACCCACACTTCATAAAAGTGTCCCTCGTCTCATCTCTAATACGTTTAATCAAGCCTGCAAGGGGATCTTGTCCCCTCAAAAAAAAGTTAAAAATATAGCGGTACATAACCGCCGGATGCTTGACTTTCCGGCTCCCTGGTGTTATATTTATGTAAACTAATTTACTCCAGGGACCGGATGGTCCTGGCTCAGGTGGTGCAACACCTGAGCCTTTTTTCTTTTACCTCTTGATTTCTTCTCCAAATTTGATATACTGAAGTTGTCTTTAATTACGTGAGCCCTTTACATTTGCCGATGTGAGGGCTCTTTTCATTGCTCTGGTTCTATCTTCCAGCCATGTGATCACTATCATGGCCACGATCGTTATGCATATACTTCCTGTCAGGAATGTGAGCTTATCGCCCCAGTCCCAGAGTGGAAGTAATGCTACGAGCTGGCCTGTAATCAGGCTGATGATTAAGTTCTTCTGCATCTTTATTCGTCTCCTCTACCCCACTGATTTTCTTATGTAATAATCATTGACTATCCGAGATACGTTATCTATGATCTTCTGGTTGTCTTCCGGAGTATTGTTCTTGCAGTAGTCGTCGTGGATCCGGATTACTCCTCCGGATCCGTTTTTGATTTCTTTGATAACTGCCATCTGGTTCACCTCCTGTTTTATCGTATGAAGATTGTATTTGTTGTGTTTATAGAATTTTTACTACTTTGTCGAACGCTTTTTCTTGCAGTTTCGACAGTACGCTCCTATTCTATATATACAGGGTGCTGACACACCCGAGTACATATGGAAGGAGGGTTAATTATGCGAAGATCTCAGACACCGTTTAATGGCAAACGTTTTCTGCTTAATATCAATACCGGCGAAATTCACGACTTGGATAATGAAACAGCAGAATGCAAAAATGATGGGATGCCCAAACGGAAATGGCTGTTACTATTGCCTACGGGATAAAGACGATCGGTCTTAACCCTTCCTTACGACCTGCATCATTAATCCGGCGCAGGTCTTCTTCTGTTATCTTGCTTTCCAGATGTTCTGCTAAAGCTTCTGGATTATCGTGGAATCTTTTTCCAAATTCTATAATTACGCGAGCTGCAAGATCTGTATTTGTCTGTTTTAAGAGATCAAATCTGTTCATTTTTTCCACCTCTTTATAAAAATTTAAGCAAATTGTCGAACGTCTTTCATTGACTGTCGAGCTGTATGCTCCTATCCTGTAAATACAGGCACTGCCATGCCGAGTATCAAAGAAAGAAGGATCTTTATGGAAAGAAAGTATTCTGTAACTGGTTTTTGTCCAAAAGCAAATAAGGATATCAAGGTATCAGCCACATATGTCTTCAACACTAATGTATGGGAAAAAGGCATTAGTGAACTCCCTTGTTCATCTCCGTGTAAAGACGAATGTCCTATTCTCGCTTCTGCTCCAGATGAATTAAGGAGTATCTAAAACCAGTTCTATTCCATTCTCCCTGCAAAGCTCTACCATTTTATCTTTAGGAATTACACCCGATGCAAGCAGTTTACTGATTGATATGTATTGTCCTTTATATGGTTCCGGCAATGCAGGGAGCATTTTTGCGTCTAACGTAACATTCGTTGCTTTCAGTTCGATCTGTAACACAGGAAGTCCTTTGTTTTCTTTGTAACTCTGTGAAAATCTCACTCCTGCAACTCCCGGAAGCTCTTTTCCGTCAATGAAAATTTTTGTGTTTGTAATTCCATCTGTCTGAATTAATATTTGTGGTTTTCTTATGTTTTCCATCCTAATTCTCCTCTTGGTCTGACATAAATATTGACTTTCTACTGTTTCTCTCCTATTCTTTTCTTACAGGGCACTGGCATGCCCGAGTATCTCAAAAAGGAGAAAATATCATGCAATTAACACCTGACTGTATACGTGATGTTTTACTTGAACTTGAAACATTTCATATGGGTGCGTACAAAGCTGATGAATTTCAAAACTCTATATCATCACATGATCGTGAACAAGTTTTGTATACCCTCATTAAATTGTTTGAGGGTGGCTATATCAACGCTCAATACGAACGATCACCTACTGGCCAGTTGATTACATTTCGAGTTTATGATATGACTTTTCAAGGACATGAGTTTCTTGAAAAAATCCGGTCAGAAACCGTATGGGATCAAAAATTAAAACCTGTTTTTACAACCATCGGTTCCATGTCTTTGGATGTAATATCCAATGTAGCAAATAGCGTCATAACATCCCTCGTCTTAAAAAAACTGAACTTATAATTTAAAAAGCTTTTTTGCTGCGAAGTGGGTGCATTCTTCCAGATCCTGATTATCCGGAAGTTTGTATCCGCTTTTTTCGATATAATAGATAAGTGCTGCACAAGAAATGCTTCGAGTCAGCCACCCTACGGCGCATATCGCTGTTGATATAACAAAAACTGCTGTTATCACTTCTCTCACCTCCTATCCGGCCTTGCGGGCCTCAATGGTTATCCTACAAGCCTTCTTTCCTGTAATACTGTTGTAATATCTTTCATAAAATGCTAAAATTCTTTCATAATATAATGAAAAGAGGTATTTTATGTCGGATTACAATGATTCTCTCAAACGCATGACTAAAATCATGTCTGATAGTTTGCTTTGTACATCACAATTTCATAAAGCCGTAACTTCTTCTACTGCTTTTGCTACTACTCAAAGTGTAGCTAAAATCATGGAGCCGTATCGAAATTTGTGTGAAAATTTCAAAACCGCTTATTCAAATTCTATTGCTAAAACTATAGGTTCTTGTTTATCACAACAATTGGCAAAGTCCCTTTCTGACAGCATACACAAAAGCTTTTCTGATTCTTTAAAAAGAAATCCTGCTTTTAATGAATTATCCTCAACTCTCAACGCCATAACACCGGAACTAATTTTTACATCACTTTCACATACATATGATTTTCCGAAAGACTTAGGTGGTATCTCCGAAAAAGATAATGATGATTTTATTGTTATTGATAATGCAGTAAGTACGGCGTACGACATGCCTTGTACTGTTGCAGTTCCTATTAATGAGCATAAGCGTAAGATCTCAACATCTGATTTTTGCGCTATCATTAGTCTCATTATCGCTATCATTTCCGGTATAATCATTCCTTTGTATCTGCAATCTAAGCCTTCTGAAACTGAAGTGATCGAGCTTCAGCTTTTGCAATCTCAAAACGAATTATTGCAGCAACTCCTACATAATGCAGACATTTCTTCTTCAAGTGAAATTGAAGCAATCAATGAGTTGAAGCAATCTGTCGAAGAGCAAAGTAAACAGCTTTCACAGTGTCAAGAAACCCTTGACAAGTTTGAAGAAGCTCTTGATAATCACGAGACAGTCGAGAATATTGATACAGCAAAGAAACCAATACAATAATTGCACTTACCTGCGTAATTACCAGACAGATCTTAAGCATGTTTATCTGATTACGCAGGTAAATAATTTCTTTTTCCATTTCTTCCATTTAAACCGCCTTTCTCTGTTCATCCGAGAAAAATATCGGATTCACATCGAGATGCTTGCATAATGCTAAAAATTCATCTACTCGCAAATCGCGATTTCTTTTCTCATTAAAAAGACTGTCATACAATGCCATGTATGGAATATGGGTTTTTCTTGATATATCTGATAGATTGAACCCTTTGTGTCTTATATACTCAGAAACTCTCTGTGTTGCTCCATCCATATCCGCGCCTCCTTTCTAAGTTTCTAAGAATTTATCTGTATAATATTCTATTATTCTCAGAATGTCAATACTTTTTTCTAATATTCTTAGAATTCTTATTGACACGTTAAAAACATAATGATATATTCAAGATACCAAGAAGAAACGAAGGGATTATTTATGAAAAGTTCTATCGGTGAAACATTAAAAAAATGCAGGCTTAACGCAGGGAAATCTGTAAAAGAAATTTCTGATTTATTAATATCTAAAGGTTTCAAAGCATCTGAAAAAACAATCTACAGCTGGGAAAGTGGTAATAGCCAACCTAGTCCTGACGCGTTTTTAATTATGTGCAAAGCTTATAATCTTTCAGATATATTAAGAACTTTCGGATATACGAATACTTCAGTTTCCGACGTTAAACCTGTCTCAACTAATAATCATGAATTTATAAAAAAATACCGTGAGCTTGACACCCACGGTAAAGATATGGTTGATACTGTTCTTCAGAAAGAATATGAGCACATTATTGAATTGCGTGATTTTGCTCCGCAATCTAAATATATAGGTAAAGATCCCGATAACATTGTCACTGTTGATCTCACACCTCTCGCTGCTCATACTCGTACAGATGTAGAACAAACTCCTGAAGGTGTTCAGCATGATCTGGATATTATGAACGATGATTCTCAATGGGAATAGAAAGGGGAAATGCAAATGCCAGAATTAAGTAGATTTGAGGGAATGGTTATTAAAATGTTATTTAATGACACTGTCCAGCATAATAAGCCGCATGTCCATGTTACTTACGGTGAATACAGAGCTTCTGTTGGTATTGACGGTGAACTGCTTGCTGGATCGCTTCCGCAAAAACAGTTTAAAATGCTGGTCGGTTGGCTTGCTCTGCACGAAGATGAAGCTTATGCAGCTTGGAACAAAGCTGTCAGAGGCGAACACTTTGATAAGATTAAGCCTTTACAGTAAGGAGGAATTCTTTATGTTTATTTCAAATGGAATTGTTTACGCTAGTGAACGCCCGGAAAATGTACAGATTATTGCAGTAAAGCCATTGGATGATATGATGATGCTTCTCACTTTTTCAACTGGTGAGCAGAGACTTTTTGATGCTTCAGTATTAAACGGCCCCGCTTTCGCTCCATTAACTGATGAAAAAATATTCAAAGACTGCAAAATCGTAGATGGAGTTGTCACCTGGATGGACGAAGATATTGACTGTGCTCCTGAGTATATGTACGAGCATAGTTATGCGTATCCGTCTTTAAAATCCGTAATTTGAATTAAAAGGACTGATTTATTTGACCTACGAACAACTTTTAACTACTGCCGATCAGGCCGGTCTTACGGTAAAAGAACGTCCACTTCAAAAGCATGATGGGCTGATCCGCGGCAATCGTATCGCTATTCGAAAAAGTATTGACACTCAGGCAGAAAAATCCTGCGTGCTGGCTGAAGAACTTGGTCACCACTACACCACCACCGGAAACATCCTGGAACAGTCAACTGATGTAATGAACCGAAAGCAGGAATACCGCGCTAGGCTTTACGGCTACAATCTCCGTGTTGGCCTGATCGGGATCATTAAGGCTTACGAAGCCCGCTGTCGGAATCTTCATGAGATGGCTGAGTATCTGGATGTACCGGAGGATTATCTCATTGAAGTGATCGACTGCTACCGTTCCAAATATGGGCAGTATGTTGCTGTGGATAATTATATGATCTATTTTGTTCCCCAGCTGGCCGTGATGAGAATTGATGTTTTATAATAAATGCATAATGATGGCATAGAGTAATAACCAAGTAGCAAAGGTCGGAAAGGCTCCCGACACACTCGCAAGAGTACCTGAGATGATGGATACGCCGCCCATCTTGTTACTTGGATTATCTTAAAGGTGTTGTCGTTATGGCAACACCTTTTTTCGTTCTATAATAAAAAATACAAATAAGCGATTTTCTATGATGAATATCGTATTATTTGTGGATATTATAATTTAAAGGAGGCGTTTCTTATGAAAAAGAAAACCTGGTGTATCTCGTTGTTGCTGGCTTTATGCCTGCTCTTCTGTAGCATCCCTGTTCAAGCTGCAAGTGGTTGGAATTATTCATGTGGCGGTGGTTATCGAAAACCTATCACCTTAAAAAAAGGCAAAACTGTTACGGCTTATCTTGCACGCTCAGAGCGTATGGGATTCAATGTTCCCGGAAGTGGTTACAAATGGAGTAGTTCGAATAAAAAATGCGCTACTATTTCCCGCGGTGTAGCAACATATAAAAAAAATGGTTCTACAATCATTACAGCAAAAAAGGGAAAGAATGTATATAGGTGTAAACTTATAACAGAATCACCCAGAGCAGGAAAAGCCGTATCTACAATGACTGTCGGAAAAACCTATCAGTACTCTATTTATGGAACAAAACAGAAAATCGCCTGGAAATCTTCAAATAACTCTGTGGTTTCTATTAATTCCAAAGGAAAGACTACCGCAAAACGTTCTGGATATGTAACAATAACAGCAACTTTCGGAACTTATCATTTTGAATCTTATGTAAATGTCAATCCGAAACCCACTGTTGTAAAAACGTATAATATAGGACAGACCTGGAAAGTTCCTGGTCAGTGGAGTTTAAGAATCAATTCCGTCACAGAAATGGACGAACGTAATCCATATTCGGATGTTTATCCGGACGCTGTATATCTCATTGATTATACTTATGAAAATCTTGGATATGGTGATGGACTATATATTTCAATGGATCTTCAAAGAATTGTAGACGCAAAAGGCTATACTGGATATTCTTATCCAAACGATCAGGCATATTATCCTCAGGAACTTCCTGTTGGTGCCAAGTGTCACGCTCAGGGAATCATTGGTGTTGATCATGCCGGAAACTTCAAGATTTATGTTGATCAATATACCAACACAACATACAAAAAATATTCCGCAATTTTTAATATAAAGATCAATTAAACATATAAAAACCGCCCCAGTACGCCAATACCGGGACGGTGGTGGATCTCCGAAGAGATACCTCATTTCGCAAAAATATTGTATCATCTTCGGAGCGGCTGCACAATCAGAACATTTGTGTGGTCGTTATTTTTGTACCCATTTTTACATATTTTAAACCGAGGTGATATTATGGAACTTTTAAATGTATGTATCTACCTGCGTAAGTCCCGTGCTGATCGCGAGGCTGAAGCCAGGGGCGAAGGTGAAACTCTCGCCCGGCATGAGCGGATTCTGCTGGATCTTGCCAAAAAGCGTGGCTATAATGTAGGAGCAATCTATAAAGAGATCGTATCCGGTGAGACGATTTCTGCCAGACCTGTTATGCAACAGGTTCTCCGCGAAGTTGAATCTGGTATGTGGGATGGTGTTCTGGTCGTTGAAGTAGAGCGTCTGGCCAGGGGCGATACTATAGATCAGGGTGTTGTTGCCAGAGCCTTCCAATACTCCAACACATTAATCATTACTCCACTTAAAACTTACGATCCAAACAACGAATACGACGAAGAGTATTTTGAATTCGGACTTTTTATGTCCCGGCGTGAATACAAGACCATTCGCCGCCGTCTCACTGCAGGTCGCGAATCTTCTGCAAAAGAGGGGAAATATTGTGGCAGTAAACCGCCTTACGGATATTCCCGTGTAAAACTTGTTGGTGAAAAAGGATGGACACTGCAGCCTGTTCCTGATCAGGCAGAAATCGTTAAGCTCATATTCAATTTGTATGTCCACGGAGTGGCAGGTGAGCGAATTGGAATGGCTAAGATCTGCCGTAAATTAAATGATTCCGGAATCAAGACCATGGATGGTGGCCTATGGACCATTTCTCGTGTGCAGGCAATTCTCAGAAATCCAGTATATGAAGGAATGATACGATGGAACAGTCGGAAAGCAGTAAAGCATATAAAGGATGGGCAAATAACTATCTCCCGTCCTTTCGCTCAGGATTATATTCTTGTCAAAGGCAGGCATCCTGCTATTGTATCAAAGGAACTCTTTCAGCAAGCTCAAGATATCGTAAACAAAAATCCTGCACGGCCGCTTAACTCTTTGCATGTTCTTCGTAACCCTCTTGCCGGTATTGTTCGTTGTGGAAAATGTGGTCATGTTATGACTCGTAAATCCCCTAATGGAAGACAGGGTGATCTGATCCGGTGCCCTTACAGTTCTTGTAGCAATATAAGCAGCAAGCTTCCTCTTGTTGAAAAGACTCTTCTTGACGGAATCCGGGAGCTTGTAGATGGCTACAGACTAAATAACAGTGTTTCCGATCAGGAGTATTCTCTTTCTATTTCTGAAAGAGAAAAAATGATTCAAGGGAAATTAAAAGAAATTGATATTTTAAAGAAAAGGAAACAAAGGCAGTATGATCTTCTTGAACAGGGAATTTACTCCACGGAAGAATTTCTTGAACGCTCCCGTGCTACTGCTGCCGAGCTGTCTGCCTGCGATGCAGTAATTCTTTCTCTAAAGCAAGAAATTGAACATGAACAGGAACTTCAGTTTCAACGTTCCTCTTTTATTCCCAAGTGCGAGGATCTTCTCGCAAATTACTGGACGTGGGATACCTCTACAAAGAACCGATTTCTCCGTGAACTGATAGAAAAGGCTGTTTATACTAAAAACGCAAAAAATACATGGAAAAATGGCGATGATATCTCTTTTACTTTAGATATTTATCCGAAAATCCAGCAAAAGTAAGTGTAGGTAGCCTTTATGTACCTACACATTGGCACGTATCGTGTCCTCCGGCCAAGTTGCGTAGATCTCACTGCTGGCCACGTTTTTGATATAATCCTTATATCTTACATAATAATCCTGTGCAGAGGTATCCCCTATTGGCCCGTCGTGGACTACGATATACTCCGGGATCACCACTTTGTTTAATACGATCTCTCCGGTTTCATTTATCGGCTTGATCTCTGCTTCCGGATTTTTGGGAGGATATTCCCCAAAAAGCGTATGGGGTCCGATGACGATCCGCTGATAGTCCTCTCCACTACCCTGCTGTCTGCTAAGGGATGCTCCCTGCCTGGCAATGGAATGGGGAAGAACTTCTGTCCCTGCAACTTCTTTTGGTGTAAAACCCTCTGCACTGATCCGAACTGTATATTCTGCATAAGGCTGCTGCTCCACCGGTTTCATGCTGTATTCCAGTGGAGGAGCTGCCAGCTCCAGCATGGGCGTTTTTCCGGAGGAATCCGTACGGATTTCTTCGATCACATTATCCGGGACTCCTGTGTACGAGATCCGCACTGTAGCATTTTCCACAGGACGGTTACTGGCACTGTCCAGCACCGTCACCTGCAGCTGTCCCTGATCCGGCATATCCTGCTGCATGGAAATATAAGAATGATTTTTCAT